AGAGCGCCAGCGAGTCGCTGAAGTCACCCTTGATAAAGGCCTCCGGGCGGTAGACGGCCAAGGCAAGCCGCTCCTCTGCCCGGATCGTGATCAGGTTCTGGCGGAAGTTGGTGCTGTCTTCGGTTGAGATTTCGACCGTCGCGTCTTGGCGGTCAAAAATCTGTGCACCCATCGAAAACGCGCCGACAAGGAACTTGTCGACAACCATCGCCTGCGTTTCGACCACAGGCAACCGCCACAACGTCGCAATCGCATTGCCGTTCTGCGGGTTGGCAAAGAGATATGCACCGTCAGCCGTTTTGGTCAGTTCGATATCGGCCCAGTCAAACGGGTGCACGACGATGCCAGACGCCGGATATTCCGCCAGACTGGCTTGCAGAATCGCCAAGCGCAACACGTCGACCTTGTTCATGATGACGGTCGAGCTCGGAACGCCTGGCGCGACATAGGCAGTGGCCTGCGTGTAAACCCCGTTCAACTCCGTCCCCGTCCCGATCCCGTTCAGAAGGCCCCGTTCTTCTTCGAGCATCAGCCCATTGCGCATCCGCCCGTCCAGATAGGATTGCAGTTGCGGCACATCGTCAAGGATCTGCTTGGTCGCATACATCAAACTCGCGATGGTGGTCACCACGGTGGTGACGATATCGAACTTGATGTCAGAGACCGGCTTGGTTGCGCCAGTGGTTTCGGCCACGGTTGCCGCCCGGTTGATGAAACCGGTTTCCTTCATGAACTGGATCACCCCGCTTGCCGTGCGGCCCGGCATCAGCAGGTCGCGAATCGTCATGCGGCGGTTCGGGATGCTGTTGATTCCGGGCAGCCGCATGGGCGCAACCAGATCGCCGGCGCTGCCATCGGCATCGGTGACCAGCGAGGAAATGATCGCCTTCACGTTCACCACGACCCGCGCTTGCCCGCCTTTGGCGACGTACGATTTGAAGTCGGCATGATCCGTCAGCCGCTCGGCGAACGACTTTGCCACGGCGGGCCTGTCGACGGCGCGCACCAGCTTCTGTTCGATCTCGGTCATTCGCGCGCCGATCTCGTTTTGCTTGACCAACGCGGCATCCGCTGCCGTCTTGGTCTCCAGGCTCAAATCGCCAAGGCGTTTCATCTCCGCCTCGGCTTTTTCGGCCTGTCGTTTCACGTCATCTGCCGCAGACTTCAGTTGCGCGGTCAGCGCTTCAAGTTCTTTTTCCATTTCGGATGTCCTCAGGTTCGGTTGCCATAAGCCATCACAGCGGCCCGCAGGGCTGTCATGGCAGCGTCACTCGCCTTTCCATCGGACTCGCTCCGAATGGCCTTCGCATACCCGACAGAGGCGATCCCCGTGGCCAGCGCTTTCGGGATACCTGCATCGCGCAGGATATCCTCAAACTCCTTTACCGATGGCGGCGTACCGTCGCGCAGGCGTCGGGCAAAGTCCGTCATCAGATTTGATTTCACATCAGTGATCCGGGCCTTGGTGTTGGCCGGAAAAGCCACGGGGCTGACCTCCCACAGGTCGACCTCATTCAGCAGCCGCACGTTGCCGTCCATCGCATCCTTGGTCGTGCGATATCCAATTGACAGCCCGCCTAACGCTCCGGCTTTCATCAGCGCATGGACCTCACGCGCCCGCGCCACATCCAGCACCAGACGCCCGCCGACCATCAGGCCCTTGGAATCCTCGTTCACCTCAGACCAGACGCCGATCACCTCGCTGTCGTTGTGATTCCACAGCATCAGCGGCATGGTTTTGGCAGCGGCGTGCCGCCGCAAACTCTTGGTAAACGCGCCCGGCATCAGCCTGTCGCCCGCCAGGTCCACGTTGCCAAAGACCGCGCCATAGCCGGTGATTGACCCGGCCTCGGTCAGTTCCTTGACCTCAAGCGCAATGCTCATGTTTTCCATCGTTCAGCCCCCTTGGCTCGTCTCTTGCTGGCCCAGCGGCACGTTCTGCGACTGCACCGTCAGCGCATCTGCATCGGCGGCGGCAGGCAGGTTTTCAAGCCGTCGCACCTCGTTGCGGCTCATGATGCCGTTCGTAACCATGATCGCATAGAACGCCGCCCGCGCCGCGCTGTCGGTCCGCAGCAACCCCTCGACCTTGAACTCGGCCTTCATCCGCCCGCGTTCGGCGGGCGCAATCAGTGACCGAGATATCGCCTGCTCAATCCGTGTCAGGTACGGGCGCAGACCAAAGGTCAAGAACCCAATCATCTGCTGTTCCAGGCCCGTGCCCCAACTCGTGCTTTTCTCCGTGTGACCAACCATGAATGGCGGCACCCGGAACCAGCGGCAGATATCTTCGACGTTAAACGCCCGGGTCTGCAAAAACTGCGCATCCTCCGGCGTCATCGTCACCGGCTGGAATTTCATGTCGGCTTCAAGCACCATCAGGCCGCCCGCATTGTCAGATCCAACAAACGGCGCAACGATGTTTTCGCTGATTTGCTTTCGCTGTTCGTCGTCCAGCACCTGATTGACGGTCAGAATCCCTGTCGGTCGGGCTCCGTTGGCAAATGTAGCCGCCGCCAATTCGTCCGCAGCCAACGATGCGCCGATGGACTGGCGGGCAAAGCTGATCGGCGACAGCCCAATATCCCCCGCGCCGCCAAAGCCGCGCACGTGGAAAACCTCATCCTCTGCATAGGCACGCACGCCGTCTTTGGTGGCGTGCTTGTAACGCCGCGCTCCCCGGTCGTCGCGCTCGACCTGCACCTGATCAAACCGCAGCGGTGCCAGCGATATCAGCCGGCCCCCCATCATTTCCTTGCGGGCGAAAAAGTTGCCGTTCAGCGCCAGCGACAGCACCGCGCCTTCCCAGAACTCAACCGCCGTCCAGTCATAATGCGGCGCGGCGTGCAACAGCGACGCCAGCGGATGGCCTTTTGCCAGCCGACGATTGCCGTCATCGTCGATTTCGTAAAGCATCAACGGCAGCGTCCCGACCGTCTCCGACAGCAGCCGCACGCACGCCCAGACCGCAGACACCTCCAGCGCGGTGTCCGGCGTCACGGTACGGCCAGCAGTGCTTGACTGGCGGATGTGCGTGGCAATAGCCACTGCACCGCTCGCCGCCGTGCCGAACGCGGCTTGCCAGATGGCCTTGATCCGCGACGGCCTTGCGCCGCCGTTCTGGCGCGATGCCATCAGGCACGCCGCCGCATCGCCACGATTGGCGCGGCCAGGAACTTGCCGATATCCTGCACCCGGGCCGCCTGCGGATGGCGTGTCATCAGCATGAACGCGCAGAATAGCGCGACCAACGGGTCGATCTTCGCCTTGCCTGCCTGCTCCTTGTTGATGATCACGGCGTTGCCCCGCTGTTCCGCCCGCGCATTTCCGACCACCCACTGCATCATCGGCTGATCAGCATGGCGCATCGTGCGATCTTTCAACTTTCGCTCCATGCCCCACACCGCAGGCGATAGACGCGCGCCCTGCCCGATGCCGGTCATCTGCGGCCCCGTCACACCGATCCGGGCCAGAGCGTCGACGATTGCCCCGATTCCGTAGGGGTCCAATCCGATGGCGTCCTTCTCAGGCAGCAGCTGCGCCGCAACAAGCTGCGCCACGATGGCACACAATTCGTCCACATCGCCGGTCGGATCATCACGGTCAACAATCGTCAGATCGCCGTCCTGCGCGAACTGCCGCAGGCGTGGTGCGATTTCCTTGCGACGGGTCAGCACCTCGGGATGCGCCCAGGCATGAGCCCAAGACAGCCAGCGGCCAGACCCCTTCTCGCGCCCGATCACGCCAAGGCCCAGAAGATCGTCCAGACCACCGCCGTCGATGCCGACCACCGCCACCTCACAACGCGCGATGATGGCGGCCAGACTGATCTTGGCGTCGGTCGACGCTTCCCAATGCTCCGCCCCAGCCCAGGTGTCCACGCTCAGGCCCACACCGATTTCGATGTTCAAATGCTGGCTGGCCCAGATTTGTTCCGCTTCCCTGTTGGCCGTCCCGTTGTTTCGATAATCCGCGATCAGACGGTCGCGGTCTATCGACAACCCCATATTTGGCGTGATCGCATCCCAGTTCACCGGCTCGCGCCAGTATTCTTGGTCCCGCTGCAACTCCTGCGGAAACTCGTACAGCACAGGCAGCATCACAGGCGCAGGCCCACCCTTGCCCGCCCGGATCGCCCGGGCCTTGTCCAACTCGGTCCGCCATACGCCAGCCGGGCTTTCGTCCGATTGCGTGGTGATCATCAGCACCTGACCGCCCTTGCGAGTAATGCCGCCACCCCTGATCTGTTGCATGACCGCCGCCGCATTGGCTTTCCCGCCCAACTGGTGCACCTCGTCGATGATCGTCAGCACCGGAATTTCGCCCGTCACAATGGCGGTGTCGAATGTTTTCACGTTCAACTTTGTGCCGGTCTTGCGCCGGATAATGCTTTTCAGATGATCGCGCACCTGAAAGATCGCCTCGAGTTTCGGATCAAGGCGAATCATGCCCTGCGCCTGCGCAAAGCATCTCTCGCTGATGTTGTGGCTGGGGGCAACAATCAGCATTTGCCGGTTCGGCGATTCGTCCAGAAACAAAGCCGTCAGACCCAGCGCCGCAACATAGGTGGTCTTGCTGTTTTTCTTTGGCACCATGCACAGCAATTCACCGACGATCTGTTGTCCGGTCACCGGATCGGCGCTCGCCAGAAACGCAACAAGGATGTCTTTGAACCACTGGCCGCAAGCCTCGGCCATTGTCGGATTGCCTGAGATATCAGGCAGGCGCAGACGATTGAAAAACGCCAGAGCCTTCGCCGCTCTCACCTCGTCAAGCGGAACATGCGCCATCGGCGTTTGCCCCGCCTGAATGCGCTGCCACCAGTCCGGGCAGGCAAAGCGCGGCAGATCCAGGTCAGTGGCGGACATGGCCAACCCCGGCCGTCTGGTCCAATTCAGCCATCAATTCGGCGTCGACCTCAAGCGCACGCTGCGCCGCAAGGTCTTTCTTGCCCAACTTTTTCGCTGCAACAGCAGTTCCGCGCTGCTCTACCTCGCCCATAACGCGCTCCGACATGCGCTGAAACTCCCTGTGAGCCCCGACGTTGCCCGCCAGAGCCATCTCAGCGACGTGCAACAACCGCTCCGCATCAAGCCTGTCCCGCATCGCGTCCCGTTCCTTGATCTCGTCGCCATAAGTCTTGCGCAACGTAGCGACCGGCACATCAATCGCAGCCGCGATCCGCGATGCCGTCCAACCCATCGCCAGCAAAACCATGACCTTGTTGCGATCCCGCTCGCCAGACCCCTGATTTCCGAACATATTCTGACTGATCCCCGTCATTGAATTGCACTGGCTGCAATGTTGAATTGCACTCGCTGCAATTTTAAATCTCCCGGTGGG